CCCCGTGGATCATCAAGCCAAAATGCTCACCCTCCCATTTTCCGGGAATCTCCACTTCATCCACAATGTCCTCTATCATTTCTATGGGAACTCCCGCGGCAACCCTGCCGAGTACCGGGATTTTTATACTGTTTATGTTTGTTTGTTGTGAATTATCGTTGATAAGGTCGGAACGGCGGCAATGAAATATATCGCACATCATATCAACTTTAGTCATTCGCGGTGATTTTCTTCCCGTGCACCATGTGTTTACAGCCGCCTGGGAAACCCCTACACGTTTAGCAAGTTCCTCCTGGGTAATATCATATTTTTTCATGTAGTATTTGATGCGTTCCGCGACAATCATATTGAAATCTTTTTCGTCCATAACACACACCTCCTTGCACTTCATATTATATGAGCTTTAAGTGATTTTATCAACACAAAAATTAAAAAAATATAACTTTTAGTATTGACAATAACTTAAAGTTATAGTAGAATTGCATATGTTGAAAGGAGGTGAATATATGGGTGACCTTAAAATCAGTCTTGCGGCGGCGAGAGTAAATGCTAACCTTACGCAGGATGATGTGGCAAGTAAATTACACGTAACAAAGCAAACCGTAGTAAATTGGGAAAAGGGCCGTTGCGTTCCATCATTTGCAGTTTTACATACATTATCGGATATGTATAATTTCCCGATAGACAATATTTTTTTACCCACAAATACAACTTAAAGTTATATCTGTGTTATCCTACGGCTAACACAAGTAAGTAATACTTGACAGTATTACTTACTAAAAAACATTGACCATTAAACGCGCAAAGCGCGGAAAGGAGGATAGCACATGAGGGCAACATTTATTATCCGAAACGATCTGCTTACAAAAATACGTGATTATGCGTATACGGAGCGCATAGGCATTTCAGAGGCGGTCAACAAGGCTTTGGAGCTTTTCTTGGCTGACAAAACAAACCTGCTTCACCGTGAGCGGTAGGAGGGTGAGCAAATGACAAAAAGTGATTTGATACGGGACATGAAAACCTTTACCGGGGCCGGGGTGATATCGGCAAGCGAGTTGACAAGGTATTTGGGATGTAAGAACGCGCACCGAATCAAGGAGAAATATCTTATAGAATTGCAACCCGTTGCAAGCAAAAAGTATTTTATCCCGGATGTGGCAGAGGCGATCATGGCAAGGAGGTTTTTATGACACCACAGCAAACAAGATTGATGGATTACTTGGAAAGGCACACGGGCATTACACCCAAACAGGCATGGACGGAGCTTGGCATATACAGATTATCGGGCCGCATTTTTGAGTTGAGGAAGATGGGTTACAAGATCACCACCAACCGAAAAGAAATTCCGAGCCCCTACGGTGAGCCGAGTTACGTTGCAGAGTACAGATTGAGGAAGTAATTATGGGCGGCGTTATGTGTGTAGCTTTTATGCTATTGGGAACAGTAACTATGACGGTTTTAGGATATGCGACAGGCTATTATGACGGCCTGAACAAAAAGGAGGAAAAAGAAAGTGAAGAAGATGATGTTTGCCCTTGCGTTGATCGTGAGCATAAGTGCATCGACTTTGACCTGCGGCGCAGATGATGGCAAGGAATTTGCAAGGCCCGATTTGATCCCGTACATCGAGCAGGTGGCAGGTGATTACGGTGTAAGCCCCGAACTTATCGAAGCCATGATTGAAACCGAAAGCCGGGGTATTTCAAGCGTAAGCAATGGTTCATGTATCGGGTTGATGCAGGTGAGTACCAGGTGGCACGGTGACAGGGCCGCAAGGCTTGGGGCTGACTTACATACCGATGAGGGCAACATACTTTGCGGAACTGATTATCTCATGGAAATGGTGGCAGAGGAGGAAGATTTGTACTACGTTTTGGCAAAATATAACGGGCAACAAGACGCGGCACCGGGCAGGGCAAACGGATACGCAACGGAAATTTTAAACCGTGCGGAGGAATTGGAGGTGGTACATGGTAAAAGGCAATATGAAAGTAAGTGAGATCATTGCCATTTACGAAAAGTCACGGCAGGAAAGCCGGGTACCATACAAACCTAAAAGGCGGGCCGAGGATTTTGAAACTATATTCAAAGAAAAATGCAAGGAGGTGAAAGATGGAGAGAGTGTACTTTATCCCAAAAACTGATGTGGTGTTTTGCCTGGAAACGGGATGCCGGGTTTATTACACCGAAAAAGGTAAAACGGACGTTTTTGAATTTACGGAAGCAGATAGCCTTTTAGAACTTAAAAGCGCAGACTACATTTTGGCAGTAAAAAAGGGATGACCCTTTGAGCCATCCCGGAGCAAATGACAATCATTGCTGATTGACTTAATTATTATAACACAAGGAGGAGCATATGGCAACATTATATGAATTAACGGCAGAATACCAAAGTATTTTAGAAATGGCAGAAGACCCGGAGATTGATCCCGATGTTTTAGCGGACACTATGGAGGGCCTTGATTACGAAATTGAGGAAAAGGCTGACGGATACGCGAAGATCATTAGACAGTTGATGTCAGATAGCGAGGGTTATAAGGCCGAGATAAGCCGTTTAACGGCGCGCAAGCAGGCGGTTGATAACAATATAACCCGGATGAAGCAAAGCCTTGAAAACGCCATGATAGCCACGAATAAGCGCAAATTTAAAACAGGGCTATTCAGTTTTAGCATCCAAAGGAATACCCCCTCACTCGTTATTGATGGCGAAGTACCCAAAGCATACCTGATAGAGCAGGAGCCAAAGGTTGACAATGCAAAGCTAAAGGAAGATTTGAAAAACGGCGTGGACTTGGCAGGGGTGGCACATTTAGAGCAATCGGAAAGCATAAGGATCAGATAGGAGGAGCAAATGGCATTTAGGAAGTTGAAGGCATCAGAAATTGATGTAAGGGTGGCAACGGTAAAGGAAAACGGCGTAAGCCTGTTACTATACAAGGATGCTCGTGTAGATCAAAACATACTTGATGAAACCTTCGGTATTTTCGGATGGCAGAGAACGCATCAAGAGATAGGCGGCAGGCTGTATTGTACCGTGTCCGTGTATAACCCGGATACCGAGGAATGGATAAGCAAGCAGGATGTCGGGACGGAAAGCTACACCGAAAAGGAAAAGGGGCAGGCATCCGACAGTTTCAAAAGAGCTTGTTTTAACCTTGGCATCGGCAGGGAGTTATACACGGCCCCGTTCATATGGATACCATCAAAAAATGTGAAAATACAAAAGCAGGGTGATCGTTATACCACTTATGACCGCTTTGAGGTTAAAAGCATAGGCTACGATGATGATGGCAATATAAACCAGCTTGAGATCGTAAACAAAACATTGGTTAAGGAGGCCTATAAGATGGGGGCAGAAACCGAAAAGGCCGTTGATGATCCTATGAATAAAAAGTTGCCTAAAGAAAAGGTTGAGGCACTGCGGAACCTTTGCAAAAAATACAACGATATGCCGGAGGATAGGATTTACAAGTTATACGGCAAAAAGAAGCTTGAAGATATGACAATAGCAGACCGCGAAGATTTCACAACAAAATGGGAACAAGTCACGGGGGATTGGATGAATGAGAGCAAAGCTTAAGGATATTGAACTTCCTTTCGGGAGCAGGTGCCCGGTGGTTAGCTTTGAGGTAGATGGGACTGCGGAAACGCTTGAAAAGTACAAGGATAAAGACCTTGACTTGGATATAAAGCTACACCGGGAGAAACGCTCCATTGATGCAAATAAAATGTTGTGGGCCTGCCTGGGTGATATCGCAAATGTAATAAACGCAGATAGTTGGGGATTGTATTTGCATATGCTTAAAAGGTACGGGCAATATACCACAATCCTTGTAAACGCGGACGCGGTAGGCATGATGCGGCGGCAATGGCGCGAGGTTGATGAGGTAGGCGAGGCCACCATAGTAAACGAGGACGGGATAGCACAAAGGAAAGTATATCTAAACTGTTATTTTGGATCATCAACCTACGATAGCAAGGAATTTTCAAAATTACTTGATGGGGTTGTAAGCGAGATGAAAGAAATCGGCCTGGAACCACCCCCGAGCCGGGATATGCAAAGGGCCATTGAACAATGGGAGGCAACACATGATAAGGCAAAATGATCCACATAAACGCGGCAGGGCATCAAGGTTAAAGGGTGGCGCGGCAGAGCGCGAACTCGCGGCCCTTATCCGTGATACATGGGGCTACGATGTGCATAGGGGCTACACCTTCCACCATGAGAGCGATTTGGTGGGGCTTGATGGGATACACCCGGAGGTTAAGAGGGTAGAAAAGTTAAACATCCATAAAGCTATGGAGCAGGCCAAAGAGGAGGCCATAAAAAGGGATGACGGCTTGCCAACAGTATTTTTTAGGCGTGACCGGGGCGAGTGGCTTGTATGTATGCGTTTAGAAAATTGGATGGATTTATACGGAGTGTGGGTAGATTATGGCAAATAAAAAATCAATAGTTTTATACGATAATTGGGGTTCGATGCTTTGCATGATGCAGGATGAAGATGCAGGGAAAATGATAAAGGCAATAGTGAGATATGCCTTTACAAACCGTGATACGGACTTTGAAAACGATGATATCCAATATGCTTTTGAAACCATCAAAGATGTTCTTAATGTAAATAGGGATAAATACAATAAGCAATGCGAACGGATGGAAGAAGCAAGGAAACAGAAAACATCATTGAAATCAGATAAAAAATCAACGTTGAAATCAACATTGAAATCAACACAAATTTCAATGGGTGATACTGATACTGATACTGATACTGATAATGACAATGATATTGAAAAAGACAATGGGTATCCTACGGATACAAAAAAGAATATATCGTCCGAGCGGTTCGAGCGTTTTTGGTCATCATACCCCAAAAAGGTAGGAAAAAAAGCGGCGTTGTCTGCGTGGAACCGAGCAAAGATCACGGATAGTATTTTTCAAAAAATCATAAATACCCTTGAACGACAAAAGACATCCGACCAATGGACAAAAAACAACGGGCAATTTATACCGAACCCGGCTACCTGGATAAATCAAGGCCGATGGGATGATGAAGTTGTGGAAGTACAAAGCACGTCTGATTATTTGATGAACGTGATCATGGGAGGTGATATCAATGACACAGGCTGAGGCGGGGAAAATAATATACACCATAAGGGCAAGCTACCCAAAGCACTTTGAAAAAATGAACAACGAGGAAATTAAAAACATGATTTTGGTGTGGGCCTCACTTTTTGATGATATTACCTACGAGCAGGCATCAATGGGGCTAAAGGTTTACTTGCGAACCGACAAGGAAGGCTTTCCTCCA